GCGCCTTGCTGCGCGCGCGGATCTGCGGCAGCCGGCGGCGCTCCTGCGCCAGGCGGCGGTGCAGGCGGTGCGCCAGCTTCAGGAGAAGGTGCGGCCCCCTGTGCCGGTGCGGCCGGTTGCGACGGTGGTGCGCCTGCCCCGGCTTCTGCCCCTACCGGCGGTGCGCCGGCTGCTGCTGCTGCTTCGGCCAGTGCCGGCGCCATCGGTGCGCCTTGCTGTGCCGCTTGTGAAAGTCTGCCTACCATGATTATCCTCCTGCGCCGCCGGTACTATAATTCCAGTACGGCCTGCTGGCTTCTTCGTTTGCCGTAGCGCGTGATGCTCGGGCGATGCCTTGTGCATCAGGCGCCTGCAAGCTGCCAACGCGCGCACTCTGCGCTCTGGCATCGCGAACGCCGGCGCTCTTGTCACCGGACATCCAATCACGACGAACTCGATCTTCGAATTCCTGCCGATCTTTTTCGGTGTAGTAGTTACCAGCACCTTCGATAAGCGAGCCGACGATCTGACTGCCGCCCGGAGACTTTGTGTAATCCACGAAGGCCTTACCGGCGCTCTTGGCTTTTTCAAGCCAACCGGCTTTACCGGCCGCTTCAGCACCAGCCTTGACCTGTGACAACGGCACTCCGGTTTCGGCCATAGCCTGTGTCGGCCCGAGTCCACCGCCTTGAGCCATCGTCTTCGACATGTCGGCGGCCTGACTGAGCTTGCCACCGCCGCTGCCTAGCTGACCAGCCTGTTGCACGGCCTGATTGGCGCCTTGTGTGATCTGACTGGCGCCTTCAAGCGCGCTGGCGCCCTGACCGACCAGTTCGGGCGAACCGCCGGCGGCAACTGCCAGATTCGACGCTTCGGTTGCGGCCTGTGAAGCAGTCGCACCTTCGACAGCCGCCGATGCGCCTTCTTTTGCCAGTTCTTTGCCGCCGCCTTGGCCGCCCATACCGGTCAGCGTTTGCATGAACACTTTGCCGCCTTCGACAAATGCGTTGATGAAGCTACCGGGGCCGCCAGCCGCAAGCGTAGATGAGAATGCGCCGGCGCCGGCAATCATCGCTGATCCGAGTGTGAATATCGAAAGCCCGATCATCAACGCCTTGCCGAACGACGAGTTCAACAGTTTGCCGATGGGCTTCAGAATTGGTTCGAAGACTTTCAGAATGCCCGTGAAGACATTCTTGATACCTCCCCAAACTTTGCTAAGAAATCCCATGTTTGCACCTTTCAGTTATAGATCAGGTACGCACCACCGTACCTACGAAAACCAAGCCTCTCCATGAGTTTCCACACAAGCGGATCGGTATGGTCGTTATCTGGGACGATCCCGGCTACACGGATGATGCGCCTGGTATCTACCCATTTCAAAAATTCCTTCATCAGCCGGCGACCGTCGCCAACGACATGCGTTTTCCAGAGCGCCACGATGCAATTCTGACGCTGCGCCCATAGATTCTCGCTGGACAACGCCACAAGCGCGCCGTTGACGCGGCCATTATCCTCGCTGACCCAACAAAAGTGCTTGGCACTGCTGATCGCCATCGTGATCCCTTTTCGGATCTTTTGCCGATCCGGTAGTAACCGGTCGTACTTTGCAGCCTCAATAAGTGCAATCTCAAAGATTGCATCCACATCAGCCAATGTCGCTGGTCGGATCATCGTCCTTGCCTACCCCCTCGGCCGCCGCCACCGCCGCCGCCACCACCGCCGCCGCCGCCCGGAACCGCCGGTGCAAGATCTCCGAAATCAATACCATTGATCTCTGAAACCATGCGCAACGACCCTTGCATGGCGTCTGCCAGATACCGAATGGCTTCGGCGGCCTGAGCCGACGACATATCCGGGTTATCCAGAATGTTGCCGATTGCCCTCATGTAACCGTCATACAGCGATGCCGCGGTTTCATTTGTGCTGATAATCTGCTGATACGTGCCGCGTATGTTCTCAATGTCGATCTGCTGTTCGCCGATCATAAACTGCTCGTTGAGCGTTGTGACGGCATCGATGATTTGTTCGTTGTAGGCCTGCGTTTCGAGGAATTCTCGTTCGGCCGCACGAAATTCAATATCGGCCTGCTGCGCCTGAGCATCCCGCTGCAGTTCAGCCAGTTGCAAAGCCGCTTCGTTGTAGGCCTGCTGGTTGCCTTGCTCAACTGCTGTGCGCAATTCGGCTGCCAGGCGTTCTGCCTGATTCAACTGATCGGCATTGAAGATCGAAAGATCCTGTCCGAGTTCTGCTTCAAGCGCCCGAAGCTGCGCTACCTGTTCGGCTGTAAACTGACCGGCCTGCTGACGAAGCTGCGCGTTTTCGAGTTCGCGCTGGAACGCTTGCTGTGCGTTCTGCTGTGCCATCGGCATCGCGTTCCGCACCAGCGCGTCATACGTCATACCGGCAGCCATTGACGAGTTCTGCAGGCCGCGCGCGCTTGCCATGCGCGCCGCCTCGGCTCGGGCCTGAGCCAGCAACGGCGAATCCTGTCCCAAGATCCGGGCCAGTTCAGCATCCACCTGTTGCTCGGCTGTCAAATCTGATTGAGCCGCTTCACCGGCTGCACCAGTAACCTCACCGACCGCACCTTCAATGATGTTGCCGGTGTCCGTCTGGGCCTGTGCAGTGTCCATTTCAGTGACACCCATGTCGGCCTCAGTAACATCGGCGCCCTGAACCTCACCGACCGTGATGTCTTCGAATTCCTGACCTTCGGGCGCAGTCGGATATAACTCCTGAACAGTAGACGGCCCTGACGGTCGATCACCATCACCCGGTTCGGCAAATGTTGGGTTTGGATCATCCATACCGGCCGGCATGTCGATTGTACCGTCAGTACCCGGTCCCGGCGGCGGTGTAATCGTATCGCCCATACTGTCAGGGCTGATAGCGGCATTAGGCGCCGTAGACCCACCACCCCCGCCAGTCGCGTAATAGCTGCCTTCGCTGTAATCGGCTGGTGTCGGGTTATAGAAACCGTCTTCCTGCGCTTCTGTGAGTAATGGCATTTCTTTGTCCTATGTTCTATAAAGCGTCTATGGTTGCGATACAAGTTACCGGCGCGGAATCATCTGCCGGGCCGCTCGGAGTCGGGCCTACTTCAAAAGTTGCATTAGCGCTTTCTGAACCGTTACTGGTTCGGGTTACACCCCATTGACGAGTTATGCTGATCGTAACCCAAGCATTTACACTGGCCGCAGAAGTATCCCACACGCCGCTGCCGCCTGAAATGTATCGGGCCGCGTAGCTGCTACCGATTCCGATTTCCGGTTCCGCGCTCCACCATTCGCCGGTGTAATCTATGTTTGTCCCATTAAGTTTAACGCCAAACAATTCCCCATCGCTTTGAAACTCAATGCGCGCATCGGCTGTGCCTGGCAAAGCAAATCGCGTGTCACTAATGAGTTTTGTTCCTGTCAAAACGACTGAACCTGCATTCAGCACGGCAGCCGTTCCGGCCGGATAGCAAGAAAAATTGCCGCGCTGGCGTTTTGGCCCTTTGAACGGTTTTATAGCAGCCAGCCAGATTCGAAAGAATGTCCACGGATCTCCAAAACCGCTCCACCCGCGTTTCAAGCACCAATGCTGAAATTGAGTCAGTCGCCATTCCTGCTTGAACCGAGTTTCATTGACCCGTTTGTAAAATGCAGGCGGCATCGTAAGCGCGGCGAACAGGCCGCGGGGATCGCTGTCTCGTTCAATAATTGTTCGAGATTTGCCCATTAGGTCAGTCCGCTACCCCAGATGATGTAATCCGTCGCACTGGCGCGGAAGATCGTCGCAACACCGCCAGAGATCGTGCAACCGCCAACCGTGTCAGATCCGTCATCAAAAAACAGCGTCGTGCCGGTTCCCTCGGCGATCGTGATAACACCACTGCCGGGCGCGATGATGTTGATCGAATCATAGATCGGAAAGTTCGTCAGGCCTGTACCGGTGCTGTTACCTAACGTAATCGTGTCGTTACCGCCGTCACCGTGGTAGCTAACGAAATTGGCCGATCGATTGCCGGCCGTATTGAAGTTCCAGCTATTGTTGACGTTTACGTTGTCGTTGACGTACCCGCCGTTCATCGCGACTGCGTAATCCTGACCCGAGTCGTCCGTAAACATCAGGATGTTTGGCGAATCGCTCAACACCCATAGCTGGCCGTCGCCGGCGACATCGGCTATGGCCGCAGACCGCTCGTTCAGGAACAGCGTGTTGGCCGTGATCTTGGTCGTACCGACAACCAGTTCCGACACGCCGTTCGAGTAGACGATCGTATCGTTTGCGCCTGGCGTTGCCGAAAATAGGTTTTGAGCCGACCCGCCAGCAGTCTCGCCGGTGATAAACAGCGCGCCGCCGTGGACTTCGCTGTTCAGTTCTACGCGGCTGTTACCTTGCACACCGAAGCCGACCCAAGCACGATCGACGCCGTTGCTGTTTGCAAAGCCGAGGCGACACTGATCGGTGTCCGTAGTGCTACCGCGTCGGATCTGCGCGCTGCCTGATGTCAGCGTGTTGAAACGAAGTTGGTTGTCGTAATACAGATCGACTGAGCTATTATCATTGGCAATTATTGCCGTTTCACCGGCTGCAACTTGTAGGATTATTGATGTATCGGCGCGCAGTATTGTCGTGCTATCTGGATCGGCATCGAGAATCGTGCGTGTCACGCCAGCGTCGTCTTCGGCTGTGATTTGAACCGGGCCGCCGTGAATCAGATTGCGCAGAATGAATTCAGTGCTAGTGACGTTACCGATCGAAGACCGTACCGTGCCGTCTTGATGTGCAAAATTGATTGTGCGCTGCTCGGCATCTGTGTTGCCGTCAGAATAGACGTTAAGCCGGCCGGTTGAGTTTGTACCGGTGCGAGGCAAGCCGTCATACCAGAGTGAGCATTCACCATCAGGATCGAACCGGCCCATCGTGTTCAGTGTCGATCCGGCATTCGTTCCTTGAATTACAACCCGATTGCTGATCTGCGAATTGCGAAGTTCAAGATCTCCGCTGCTGAAGAACCCGACATGGCCTTTTGAAGCTACTCCACTGGTGACGAATTGAAGGTTTGCCGGATCAGTGCCAAGTGTGCCAGGCGATACAACTCTGGTGACACCGGTTCCTAACGCTTCGAATCGCGCTTCGCCGCCGGCTACCAGCGTCAGCACATCGGCCGAACGCCATCCAACACCAGTATTTGCGTCTGATTGGTTCGGTATCAGAGTTGGATTCGTACTGCCGGCGATTTCATTGAACAGGGCGCCCGAGTTCGCGTTGTTGCCAAGGAACTGATCGCCAGTCCAGTAAAAACGTGATGCTCCTGCTATCGATACGTTAATAACGTCATCTAGGCTTTCGTAGAAACCGCTGTCGGCATCACCGAACGCGAGTTCAGGTGTCAATGGATCATTTTCTAGCGGCAGAATCACTCTGGTCGCTGTGATGTCGCCAGTTGTAACGCCGGCAAGCGTCGTAGCGCCTGTAACCGCCAATGTGTTGTTTATGGTCGTCGGGCCAGAAGCGAATATGTTCGAACCATCGATTTGCGTGTCGTAAGCCGGATCGCCGACATACAGCGTATTAAGTGCAATCGAACCGTCATACGGCGCAGCCGGTGGAGTGAAAGATGCAGTTTGATAGCGAGCTACGCCGCGAGTGACGCGAATGTTGTCGAGGTAGTATTCAGAATCACCAACATCGGCGTCTTCGCCACCAATATGCACCATAGTGCGATATGAACTTACTGTCGGAACAGGTACAGCAGTAGTACCGATGTTTACGCTGGCTATTCTTGTGCCATCGACAAAACCTTCCAGTTGTGTGCCACGCCGCTGAAAGACGAGGTGATACCAAGAGCCAGTCGTTATGCCTGTAGGAATCTGGTTAAAACCGGTGAACGAATTACCGATGACGCCATCCATCCGAAAACTAGCATCCAGAAACCAGTTAAAGACATTCTGGCCGGTGAAGTTGCGATTACCGAGAATCGGAAAACTATTAAACTGCGCATCGACAGGAAAGAAGTGAGCTTCCATGGTGAAGTCACCTGTACCGAAATGCCAATCGGTATCCGTCACCATGTCAGAATACATGTAGCAACCAGAGGTCGCGCCAGTTGCACCGCTGATGTATAGCGCCCGATCACCAAAGATCGCTTGATCGCTGCGAATCTCCATGAAGTCGCCAGCGCCGGTCCTTGTGTAATACGTGATGTTTCCGGCAGAGCCAATGTCTGGTGCAAACGGATCAGGTCTGGTCGCCGTTTGACCTTCAAACGATACAAGCAGAATTACATTACCGAGATCTGGATCGGTTACTGGCGTACCGCCTGGCACAATCGCCGGAAAAGCAAATGTTTCAATCGCAGCCGCGTCAGCATCAACCTGCAAGATCGCGCCGCCAGTGGTGATACGGAAATCAGTTTCTTCGACCCATCCGGTTCCAAGCTCATAACGCATGACCGAGTTTGTAATAGTGCCGATCGGTACGCCGCTCGCGCCGCTGGCTTTTTGCGCCCAATGGTATGCCGAAAACGTCGATACGCCATCGCCGCCTAATAGCGTTGGAACCGGATCGTCTTCGGCCCGGATTGCCCATGCTTCCGCTGCCGTGGCCTGATGGAATGCTGAGTAATCGTCTACCTGATCGCCGCCGGCCGCCGCCGACACCAGAGTGCCGACCGGGTTGTTAGCCCATTCTTTCGCGTAGACTTTCTGCAATGACGCATCGGCCGAAGCCTCAAGCACAAACTGTGCATTCGTTGCGTCGTAGCGGACGTTGTAGAGCCGGCCGTTGACGATCTCGCCGCCAATCAGGGCCGTACCGTCCCAATCGACAAGCGCAACTGCGCCTATGCCATCAACATCGATCGTTGCCGCGCCGGTGTTCGAATGCGTTGCGAAGAAGACGATCTGATCGCCATCCTGATTCGATGTGCGCGTATTTGGCATGGTGACGACATAGGCATTACCGGCGCCGCTTTCAGGAGCGAATGTCGCTGTGCCAGTCGTGATCGCGTCCTCACTGCTAGGCAGAAGATCAAAAGCATTTTGGATCGCCTGGTATTGAGTATTGACTTCATCAGAACGCGCCTTTGTGCCGGGAATGAATGCAGGCGCAAACTCGTAATATGGATTTGTGACGGCCATTTACCGCTGAAGCCTCCGCATGTCGTAATGAATCGTGATTCCCTGCAGCACGAAAGGAACTGTTTTCGCTGTCTCGTTGAAAATCAGGAAGCTGATGTTCTCGCCAGTACCGCGCAGATTCGCTCGAGCCGTGGAGATAGTCTGACCATCCCACAAGAACTCGTCCCAATTATCGACATCCCAAAAGCCACCGCCAGATATGATGTCAATTGCTGGAATGTTCGCTATGTTGTCGAGATCCGCAATTGAACTCGAAACTTCGGCCGACGAGTAAGTCAGATCCGACTGCACCCGTAGCGTAATCTGTTGCGGCGAATTCAGTTCGAGATCCGCGCGCCTGAACTTTTTACGCATCGTCGGCGAACCAATCTGGTTGAAAGCCGTGCGCACGTAACTGGCAATTGGCTCACCATCAAAATTCTTACCGATCTGATCTTCAAACACGTAGCCTTCCCATGTCAGATCGTCAGTGACGAAATAGGTGCGCTCTTTACCTGTTTCGTCATCAGTGTTGTAAATCTGTTTGACCGGAATGTCGTAGCTCAGAAAACCGAACTGAGCCATCTGGGCCTCTGCATTACCAGCTTGCCGGGACGATTGCGAACCGACCGGGACATACATGACCAGTGCGCTGTTGTCGGTGAAGTACACCCGAAACTGATTCGACTCGCGCACGATCGTAGAATCATTGAATCGAGGCCGTTGTGCGATGACGACTGGCTGTACTCTTTGCGATACCGTTGCGCCTACGAAATCACCATATTGGTCCGATCTGGCAACCGATGTGATACCGAGATCATCGAGCGAATACACGGTGTCGATCTTTTGCGATCCGTACAGGACCGATCCTGACTGCTCGGCAATGACTCTGAGTTCCCAATCGGACACGTTTGTACCGAACAGGCCGCGGGTTTCGCGCGATGTGCTGGCGACGAGGACGTTACCAACGATCGAGTTGATCGAAGTGATTTCGTCGCCAAGACCGAACTCGCCGGCACCAAGGAAACTCTGGAATACCAGCGGTGTGCCAGGCGCACTGTGTTGCAGGCTGCCGCCTTCGAACGCAAGGAACAGATGGTTGCGATGTTCCTCGACCAAAAATGGCGTGTTGTTGGCCGGCGCTTCACCAGTTGCCGGGTTCGTCGGCATCAGGATCGGTGAAACAACCCGGTTTTCATCAATTTCGAAGGCTGGCCCTACGCCGTTGCAACCATAGGCCCGGTAGGTGCTGGCGCCGCCAAAGAAATTGTGATTGTGGAAGCGGTACACCCCACCGGCCGGAAAGGTAAACGCCACTTCCGTACCGACCGCGTTGGCCTTGGTTGCGGCTGCCACTTGCAAGGCCTCGCCATTCGAGAACGAACCGCCGGTGACGCCAGTCAGCACCAGATAACCTTCACCACTGCCATCCCATGCCACGGAGCCGCCATTGAGGACGACCCGGTGAACCGTGGCGCTGGCGCCGGATACGAGGCCGGTGATCGTGTCACCTTCGAAGATTTCAGCCGTACCAGTGTTGAAATACAAGTAATCGGCCATTGTGATGCCGGCCTGAGTCCAGCCGGTACTGGTCGCGCGCCACAGAACGCCCTGAGTCGCGCCGCCGTTATCGCGTATCGCGTAGACATCTGCCAGGCGTTGCCATACTCCGCGCACCGGGCCAGATCCGGTGACTGGCTGGATGTCCTGCCGGTATTCGTCTTCGGCCGCCAGTAGCCAGTCTTCCTCGATGCTGATGGTCGGCGCGAACCCTAGCACCGGCGCGCTGTTGATCGTGTACGCGGCCGTATTCAGGCCTTCGCCATTCTGGAATCCGGGGCCGCTGACTTTCGTCACAGCAAGGTAATCCGTGCCGTACAAATTGCCTTCAGCGGAATCATCCCAGATTCCGCACACCACACCGGTCGTACCGCTAATGTCGCCTGTGACTGCGAGGCCGATCGACGCGGCAGAAACGTCAGAACTCTCCCATCCGGTGAACGTCGCGTCTGAAGGTTTGGGCCGGCCGTCGAATCGTTCGTAACCGGGTATCCGGCGATAGCCGCCCTGATACCACGGTTCGAAGTTGACCATCGCGAGCGCCGCACCCGGTTTGACCGAGAGCGCCGGCGTCACAACATCGAGGCCGCCTTCGAGCGGATAGTAGTTGGTACGGGTTACGGCACGGCGTTGACGTACCCTGCCTCGCTTCGGATATATGAGATCGACAAATTGCTCGGCCACGGCCTACTCCGCAATTACTTCGATCATAGCTCCCGTATTGAACCTTGACTGGTGCTGATTCGGCAGTTGATCGTTTTCCATGAGAGCCAACTGCTCAACGTAAATTTCTTCGCCCTGATCTTTGATTTCAGGGGCGCTCTCGTAATTCGCGTAGAGAATCATGGCCCGACCTAAAATGATGTCGTGAAATTCCTCTGGAATCGCAGAGACATCGGCGCTGGCCGCCAGTAAGGTGGGCCTGACATAGTAATCCGCTCCTATCGTGTACACATCGTCGGGGATCGGTTCAAACTGCAGATCCCCATCAGGCATGATGATGACGCGATCAGGAACGCCTGTGGTTGTATCGAGAATGTCACGCTTGATAGCGTCGTACTCGACCGCTCGGATCGGGTACTTCTCGGTTTCACCGGGATAGATAATCGTGAACGTCTTTTCGTCCCAATATCTGAGTCCGGTGGGTTTTGAAAGGGTCGCCACACTTGCGGTCGTGGCGAATGAGAAGACGTTACGCAGGAACTTCCAGTTCACGTACTTCAACTGAATCAGGTTGTCGGCGCGCCTGATCCAATTTGCCAGGCGTTCCGCTTCACCACTCAGGCCAGTGACGGCCTGCGGTTTGACGCCGGCAGCGCCGACGCCAACGTGAAGATCCTGAACCAGTTGAAGGTAGGTACTCATGTGGCATTTTCCTCGGCCTTACGGGCCGCAGCGTCTTCCTTCAGAGCGCCAGCAATAGCGTCCGGTGCTTCTGGTTCACGGAAGTCTTTGAGCGGGTCGTCGCCCTTCTTCTTGGTCTTCTGGGCAATCTTTGCTCGAGCGCGCTCGCGCGCATCGGCTGCAGGTTTCTTTGGAGCCGGCTTGTCTTCGTCTTCCGGTCTTACGCCGATATTGGCTACAAACTTTTTGCCGGCGCTGAACTTTGCACCGGCCTGTTCATAGTAAACACCGTTCATGCCGCGCTTTTTGACATAGGGTTTGTCGGGGTCAAACTGCTTCATTTCGGTTTCTTCCTTTTGGCTTTGCGCTTTTCTTCCATGCGCTGCTGACGCGGTGATTGTGCTTTCTGGGCCTTGCCTCGCTTCTGTTCGTTCTCCTTGATCCAGTCGTCTAGCTTGATCCAGCGAAAGCCTTTAGGACCGCCTCGAACGCGAACTTTTTTATTTGGGTTTGCCACGTTCCTTTTCGATTTCCTTGTCGTAGTCTTCTTTCGACATCGTGCGCGTCCCGCCGACTGACGTACCGCGGCGCGTAACGACCATTTCAGGAACATGGGCAGCTTCGGACACAACCTCTTTGCCGGGCTTTTCTTTCGCTACTGGTGCTTCTTCAACTACAACTTCTTCGGCCGGGGCCGCCACAACTTTCTTTTTGGCTTTCTTCTTTGCCATTACAGTCTCCTGTGTGGATACATCGGCCCGGTCAAGCATTCGGGCGCTGGTGTGGTCATTTCCCGAGGATTCTCGACGTAATCCTGCGAAGTATTCTCATACAGCGTATCGATCGGCTTCTTGCCAGAGCAGCCGTCTTTCATGCAGGCGTTTGCCTTGAAACGGCCTTCGAAGCCCATCACGTTGTCAGCGTCGATCATTTCGGGATGGATCAACGCATCTTCATTCGTCATGAGAGTGATTTTCGGTTTCATACCCTTCTCTCCGGTTAAAGTGAGGCGGGGCCGAAGCCCCGCCTCTGCCTGGCTTACTCGCCGCCGAGATCGAACGAATGCCCTTTCTCGGACACCTTGTACGACGCTTTCTTGTCGATGCAGGCGCGCGGGTTCCCCGACACGGAAGTCTCGTTATTCATCTTGAAATCCGAAGACATTTCCGAATCGAAGTCCTTACGCGCATTGAGTCCGTACTCGACACCGGTGCTTTCGTCGCTCATGTACGAGCCACGTACAGTTGAGGACTTATGCTCCGGTGCTTTGTACTCACCACCGTACTTTGCCATGTCAACCTCCTTTGGCTCAGAACCAGTCGATTGTGACGTAGACCAACCCCGCGCCGGCCGTTGAGCCGCCGGCATTGCCGATCTCGATAACGGTATCGGCAGGGAGTTCCACATCATTTACACCGGCAACCGCAGGAGCGCCAGCAGCAGCCAACTCAGCGGCCGTCATTGCGCCCCCGGTGTTGATCGCTGCGATCGGCACTGCGCAACTGGCAGGAGCAACGGCAGCATTTGCACCAACGGTGATGCTGCTCGCTGCGACCGTTACGCCGGTCGTCAGTATGTACTCGATACCCCGAACTCGACCGACCTTACCAGCCGGGCCTTGAATGCGAGCATCCACATTCGCAGCGCCGGTAAAGTCAGCGGTGATCGGACCATAGGTGCGGCTGAGTTTGCCGCCGTCATAAAATTGACCGCTCATTTCAGCCTCCCTTACTCAGTCGAGTCCCATTTGAGGATGCGAGCCTGAGTCGCATCGGTGTGAACGATGCCATAGCCCAGAAGCGCGTACCAGGCGACACCCCGCGACCGGCCGTAGTCGGTCGGGATCTTGCCCCGGATTTCCTCTTGGATTGAAAAGGCCTCAACAACAGTGTCGCTTCCGAAGAAGAAGATACCGTCAGAATTGGCCCAACCTTCCGCTGCGATGTTGGTCTGTTCGCAATAGCGAATTCCCTCGTAGCGGCCCTTCTCACCGTTCATGATGACATGCCAGCCCTCACTCACGTACTGGTGGATCGATTCGAGATCGTCCTTGAAAGCACGGAGAGTGGTGGGGCGAGCGATCGCCATGTAGTGAGTTCCGTCGAACGTCGGAATGTCACGCTCGGCCATTTCGTCTGCGATCAGTTTCGCATGCGTGTTGTTGAACTCGCCGACCGGCGCGCCCGAAGGCGTACCATTGGTCGTTACCGAAATGGTCGTTGCGCTGTCACCCACCACACGGAGCGGCGTAAGCTCGAACTGAGCATTGGCCGCGGCATCGAGTGCCTTCCGCGCGTCGTTCTTGAGAACCTTGTGGATGATTTCGGTTACTGGATGCTCCGACAGATCATCCAGCTTTTTGCTGAACGGCACCGAGTTGCCGTATTCCGTCACCGTCAAACTTGACTGCGTGATGGTGAAGTTGGTTTCCGGCATGATGTCGGTTTCGTTCAGCGTACCGCCCTGCGTGGCTACGTCCGAGTACACATTCCAATTGAACGTGTCACCCTTGCCTTTTCCGAACGCTTCGCGAGCGTCACAGAATTGGCGAAAACGAACCATCGGCTGCAGAGCAGTCCTGAGCTTGCGGCTCAGGTTGGGCGACCACATATAGCCACCCAAAGAGTTTGTCTGCCATACTTGTCCGGCCATGACGTTTCTCTCCTGTTCCTAGTCGTAAAGTTTACGGCTAGTAAGGCTGCCCCCTTGCTTTTTTCAATTCAGCAAACGCCTGCTGCGGCGACTGTTCTTCGGCACCGGAATCATCTGGTTCCGAGTACACGGCCGCCCCGGCCTGCGTAGGCATTCTCACTAGCCCCGCTTTCCTTTCCTGACGAGTTTGGGTGGTTGTGTCGCTGACGAGAGAGTTTTGATTAGGCCGTGGCTTCGGAGTCGGGTTATCCCCGGTATCTTCGGCATCACCGCGCAAACCTTTCACCCAGTCGCGAGTACGTTTTCCTGCTTCGTCCATGA